TGCTGCACGACGGCGGTTGGGATCAGCCGCGTCTGCCGACGGTGGAGGCGACCGATCGCCTGCTCTCCCGGCTGGGCAACACGAGCTTCGTCACGCCGGACGCGTGGCTGCCGACCGCGTAGACGTTGTGGCCGCAGCCGATAAACCGGACTGATGCAGGAGATATTCCGGACTAGTCCAGTTTATCGGCTGTATTGTCCTCATGAGGTGCTCAGGGTCGTTCCGGTCGCGTTTGAGGTGTCCAGGTAGGTGTTGGACGGGGTGAAAACCATGCCCTGGGAGGCACCGGCCGCGACCGGCAGCTCCTGCGACGAGCCGGCCGGGATAGCGCTGCTGTTGACCGTAGGACCGTTGAACGCCTGGACGTTGGTGAAGGTCCCATAAAACAGGATGACGTTGCCGGCAGGAAGCGGCTGGGGCGGCTCAGCGTTGGTGGTGTCCAGACGGAGCGTGGGTGTCGTGGCCTTATCCGTTACGACGAGGTATAGCGTGACCTTCTGGCCGATGGGCACGCCGGTCTCTTCGATCAACGGATAGACGGTTGCCAGGGTGTCGCCCTGCCACCAGATCGTCACGTCCGGAACGATGATGGATCCCGTGGAACTGCTATCGAAGCTAGCCTGGGGTGTGGCCTGGACAAGCCACCATGCGGGCGTCGCCGGCAGGATATCGTCCATCGGTAGATAGTTGTTCGGAACACTCTGGAAGCTCAGGCCTGGATCGTCGCTCACGTCGGTGAAGGCATCGGGGTTGTAGGTTTGAATGGTGAGATCGCGCTTCGAGGCAGACCCGTCCTGAGCGGAAGGCGCATAGGTCGTCAGCGGATCGACGACCTCGTAAAGCCCCGGAAAGTCTGGAGCGGCCGTATCGTCCAGCGTGATGACATCTCCCGGCTCGACCTCGATGAGCGCGCTGCCGCTCACGTCAACGGCTTCGAGGAATCCGGAGATGGTGCCCTTCAGCGGAGCAATCCAGTTCGGTCCGTCCGTGCCGAGATCTCGCGCCATAAGGGTCTTCATGACGCGGTTGGTCTGATCGAAGGTGTTGTTCCCCATGTCGTAGCTCACGCTGATCGACTTGGGGATCGGCGGGATACCGGGAGCCACCTGACCAACTGCCCTCTGATGGGCGCGATGCTGCACAACATTCGGCGCGCGCTTAGAGAATCGAGATTGCTGAGTGCCGACGTACCCGCCGGTTGCCTGAAGCGCACCGTCCGAAGGGCCGCCTGGACCACCTCGCGCGACGAACTGATTCGGGATTGGCGGCGCGATGGTCACGGCTGTGTTGCTTCCACCTGGAGTCGCCGTGTAGAGCCCGACCTGGTATTCTCCCGCGAACTGGACATCGTTACTGCCGCCGCCATAGGTCATGTAGTCGTTTGAGAAGAAGGGCTGCTGACCGATCGTTGTGAACGTGGTCACGGTGGCCGTGTTGCTGGTGGGCGGAGTCGTGATGGCGGACGCCACTGCGCAAACGGCCGGGATCTCCAGGTCGCGATATTGCGGCACGTAGATGTTCGGCGCATTGCTGAGGTCCTTCTTGTTCAGCTTCAGCGAACCGGGGAACATATTCCTCTGCGAGAACGTGAACACGCTGGCCCGCTGCTCTTCCCCCACAAAGCTCAGCTTGCCACCTCGCACGCGACGGAAGCTGAGGCAGTTGCGGAGCTGCATCTCCATCATCTGCGCGACGGTGGTATCTGCCGCGAAGCACCAGCTTCCACTGAACCGCGGCTTGCCGTTCGGCAGGATTGTCGCGTTGCGTTGAGCATGCGCCACCATCGCCGGCCAGTCGAAGCAAGCCTTCTCCGCCGCGCTGAGTCCAGCCAGCCCTGGCTGCTGTGGCTTGATCTGGAATCGCAGCAGTGTCTCGATCATTTGCCAAGTGGGGTTAACGGTGAAGGCGTATCCGGTGACGTTGCCGTTCGCATCGAAGATCCGGCAGCGCGTCGCCATCCAGACGCCCAGGGGTGTGAGGTCCGGAACATCGCCCACAATGCCGCCGATGGTCGCCCGAACCACGTAGTAGGCCATGCCGCTGTAGGTGAGTGCCGGCGTCACAGAGGGAAGCGACTGCTGGAAGAAGTCTGTGCCTTGGTCCGGTCCAAGCGAAATGAGGTTGTTCGGCAAACCCTTGGTGCCGAATGCGCCGCTATGGAAATGATAGTAGTAGAAGATCGGATTGTTGCTGACTGTGTGGATCTTCGCGATCTGCCTGACAGCTGGTATTCCTCCCACAAGCTGGCCGCTGTTGCCGAAGTAGCGCGTCCCAGAGCCGAGGGAAAGTGCCCAGTTCCCCCACCACTCGCCCGATCCCAGGATGTAGAACTGGACCGTCTCGCCCTCCGCGTCGACGTTGGTCAGTATCTGATCACCCTGGCCGTATACCCAGCCGAGCATAAAGGGCAGCGGGCGCGAGGTCTGTTGATCGAAGGCTGGATTGAGCGACATTAGTTCGCCACCTTGGGGTTGTACAAGCGGAGCGGCGCAGGCTGGGAGTACTGCGAAACGTTGCTCGAAGCACCGGCCCACTCAGTGACCACACCTTTGAAACGTTCGATCGAGGAGCAGGTTCCATAACTGTTGTTGCAGGGCACTGCGGCGGTCGACCCGCATTCCACGCTGCCGAAGGTGTTTCCGCAGCTTGGGCCGATTTGCACGCTGGGTGCCTGGATCTTCGACCAGGAGAAGCTGCCCTCGCCGGTGATGTCCATCGAATTGCCGTCAGCCTCGATCTCGACGTCGTCGACGTTGCCTTGAAAATCGAAGATCGAGCGCTCGGCATCGAGCCGCCAGATGCGGAAGTAGACCAGCGCGGCGTTTAGCTCCTGCTTGTTGAAGATCTGCGCGGTGTCGCGGCGGATGGTGTCGCCGCTGAGGTTCTGGATCGAGATGGTGAAGGTCGCGGTCTGGATGCTCTTGTACTGAACAAAGACCGGCTCCTTTACGATCCAAGGCACGAAGTTTGCTGGTGCCAAGCCGTCCAGGATCGACGGTGCGGTGAGCTTCGTATCGGACCAGGTATACAAGGCTCCAGCGATTGTCAGAAGCTCCATCAACGAGACGGGCTCAGGACCGCCGCTCGCGGCCATCGGCTGTTTGATCGAAACTGGAAGACTGTTCGACATCAGTAGATGTACTCCAGCGCCGGATACACCACTGAGGTGCCCCCGCTTGCGCTCGGGGTTGAGGCCACAATCTTCACTCGGTGCTGGTCGAGCTGCACATTGACCGCAATTACCGTCACAGTCCGAGGCAGCGTGGGTAGCGCGGGCGGGTTGACCTGCAATCCCGCTCCCGCGTTCACAAACGCAGACGTCCCGTTCGAGAGATCGAGGTTGGTTACGATCTCAACTCCGTCCAGGAAGATGTTCACCGTGCCCAGTGTGTTCGCCAGGCGCAGGTTCATTTGGAAGCCCCATCCCGTGTATTGAGTCTGCGCCCAGTCCCCCACAGCGGGTTCAGCATTGAAGGCTTCGAAGGTCTTCGGATCGTTGGCGGAGGCACCCGCGCCCGCAAGCGGCGAAGCCTGAAGCACCCAGGCTCCCTCCATCAGCGCAACGCGAGGATTTAGGTCATCATCAACCACGTTGAGCGGATGGCCGGAGACCGTGAAGTCATTCGGGTACTTCAGCATGCGCGACCTCGGCCGCTCCTGGAAGGAGAGACCCTGGACGGAAAACATTAGGTGGCCGAGCTGCTTGACGTTCGGGGGTTCCGTGAAGCAACCGACGTAGTGCCGACCGCCGTTATCCCAATCGATCAGGGTGAAGTAGCCGTTTTTGAAGTCATCATAAAAACGCTCCAGCCGCTGAATGACGGCGAGCGGACGATTGTTCCAGTTCCAGGTAAAGCTGTGCCCCGCATTCGCGATGTCGCGCGAGATCCAGGGGCCAAGGCGCGGCATCTTGCGCTGGGCATTGTTCCCCTTCTTTCGGTTGTAGTCATAGTCCCAGGTTGGGTTGCCGCCCAGCTCGGGCCAGTACCCCTGCACCGGGTTGAGGATGTCGGTCTCTGCCATCAGTCCGAGTCTCCCCCCTGCTGTGTGTTGCGCTTCGTCGTCGCCCGCGCGATCGCGTCCATGCCGCCGCGCCTCTTGAGGAACTGCTCGAAGGAGGCGGCGTCAATCGCATTCAGCGTGTGATCGTGCTGGTGATACTGGGTAGCGGCGGCCGCCCCGCCTGCTGCAGCGGAACGTTCGAGATACATGCCAGCGATCTCCGCAGGGCTGGCACCGGAATTCATCGCGCCGAGGACCGGCCCGTGCGTGACGCTTGCCTGCCGGTTCATCACCGTCTCATCCAGCAGAGCGTGGATCATGCCTTCGTTGCTGCTCGTGCCCCAGTCGCCGAATCCGGTGATGACACCGCCGTCATGAAACTCGGCGGCCGAGCGGGCTGTGTAATCGCGGCCGCCGAGTGCCAGACGGTTGATATCGCTGGTGACCTTGTTGCGCTCCTTGTCGATGTACGCCGTTTTGACCCAAGCAGCCGCGTCGTATCCGAACTGTTTGGCGAGGTACAGGTACCCCTGCGCGGACGTGCTGTTGAGCTGCGAGATCGCGCTCAAGGCATCGCCCCCGCCGCCGCTCATGTACGTCGTTTCCACCTGCTCCATCTCAGGCCGCATAGTGTCCTTGAAGTACTTCGCACCACCAATCCGGCCGCCCTCGCCAGTTGCCCAACCCACCAGCCCCACGGCCGCGCCGCCCAGCGCGCCGACTCCCGCGCCGATCGCCGCCCCGAGCGGGCCTGCCAGCATGCCAATCGAGCCACCGAGTTCCGCTCCGCTCTCCGCGCCAGTAAGGATGCCGCTTGCCTTTCCACTCTCGAAGGAGCTGATAACACCCTTGGCACCTCCGTACGCGCCCATCGCCGCGCCCGCTACCGTCATGCCTGTAGAGAGACCATTGTCCACACCAGCGGCGGCTATATCTTGGTTTGCCGTCTGCACCTGGCTTGCGGCCGCGGAGTTCACGTCCTGTGTTCCGCTGAGATCGGAGCCGAACGGATTTGACGTGGTGGGGTCTGAGTCGCCGGTGAGGTAGCCGGCAAAGCCTCCATCCTCCCCGTTATCCGCTGTGGCATACGAGTTCGAGATCCGCGTCTGGTTTGCGCCGCTGTTCAACGCGTCCGCGGCGGAGCCGCCGCCAGCGCGGAGGCCGCGTGCCGCATGCATCGCCCGCGCCAAGGAAAGCCCGGTGTCGGCGATGCTGGATGCACCCGAGAGCATTGAGCTGCCTACCACTCCGCCTACGCCGACCGTGTCAGACGTCGAGATACCGGAGCCCGTGTTCGTACTGCTAACACCAGGTGCGATCAGAGCCTGCTCGATCGTGCCGGATGGACCCGTAACGCCGCCGATCGAGCTCACGCTGGAGACCGCGGCCGCGTGCTCCGAAGCTGGCGAGACATCAGATGAGGTGCCCTGCCGCGCCGCATGCGAAGTGCCGTGGCGCTGCATGAGCGCCCCCAGCAGGCCACCCGGCGCCTGACTCTGGCCTCCGCCTTGGCCGCCGCTCAGCGTGCCGCTCATGGAGCTGCCGAAGAACCGCTTGAAGACGGAAAGCTGCATGATCCAGTCCGCGATGATGGTGGCCATCTCATGCTTCATCTCATTCTGGATTGAGCCGAACGGGTCCTTGAAGCCCTGCTCGATGGAGCTGGCCAGCTTGTCCCGGAGACCGCGCTGCTGTTCTTCCATCTGGGCATTCCGTAGATCGTCCAGCGCGGCTTGCTGCTGGGCCGCTTCCTGGTGGCTCAGCACACCGTCCTTGAGCGACTCCTGGAGGTGACGCTCACGCTTTTCGTACTCGGCCGTGATGCGGCGCGTCTGATCCTGCTCTTGCGCGAACAGACCGAAGAGCCCCTCCTTCTGTGCTCCGGAGCGGACGGACGCGGCCTGGTCTTCCAGGTTTGCCGTCTCATCCAGGTTCCGTTGGTGCAGGTCCTTGATGTCGTTTTCTGTCTTGGCTGCGATAGCCCTCAGATCAGCCTGGTAGGTTGCGTACGCCTGGGTACGCCGCTCATCGGTCTCATCCATACCGTCGACCTGCTTCTTGTAGCGGTCGAGAGCGTCGTCCTGCATGCGCGTGTTCTCCGCGCCGATGTGGTTGTACCCCTTCGAACCGGATACATCCAGGCTATCTCTCATCTGACGCTCAGCCTTCGCGTAGTCCTCCAGGCTTTTGCGGATTTGCGCATCCGCGATGATGTGAGCATCGGCTCGGCGGTTCTGGGCGTCCTCCTCGGTGATCAGCGACTCGCTCGCAAGGCGGTTCGTTTCGTAGTTGCTGTGCCGTTCCTCTTCGAGCACGCGCGCATTTCCGGTGAGCCCGGCCAGCACGGCCTGCTCATTCATGTCATGCGTCTTGTCCGCTGCATCCTTTCGAAGGGCTTCGATCTTTGCCGCGGTCTGGCGTTCGATTTCCAGCTTCTTCGCGCCGTATGCCGCGTCCTTGGTGGACAGGCCGGCAATCTCCGCCGCGCCCTGCGCATTGATCTCCTTCTCCCCCTTCAGCCCGATGGCCGCCGTCTCCGCCCGCATGCGGCGGATCTCACGCTGGGTCTCCGTTTCCAGAGCCAACCGCTCCGCTGCAGCCTTCTGGTCAATTAGCGCATCCTCTCGCTTCCCCTGGTCAGGTGCGAGATCCGGAGTAACGTCGTTGGTTCCGTGCACCCTGTCGAAGATCGCTGCATGAGCATTCTTCCGTGCTTGTTCTACCTTCCGAATATTTTCGAGGCCGATCTCAGATATCTCTCGTTGCTGCTTCAGATCGTCGGCATTGATCTGTTTGCGACGTTGGGAGTCGTTCATCTGGAGCTGTTTGCGCTCCGCGTAGTCCTTTTGCAGAATCGCTTCATCATCTCCAGTGAAGGCGTTCCTTTCAACGTCTTGTTCGCCGCTCCGGATATCGGTATGCGACGTGAGCGTTTCTGCGATGGCGCTCACGAATGGAGTATGCACTGCTTTCTGCCGTCTCTCAAGATCCGCGATTTCCTTGTTGTAGTCAGCAAGACTTTTCATCGCGACGAAACTGTTCGGAGTATTTACCCGTGCCTCGTCATTCGCCGCGACGAGTTCTTTGCGGAAGTCCTGAAGCGCTTTCGTGTCGCCCATCAGGTAATGAGCCCAGTCGCCAATCTTCCCGCCGATCGTACCCACCAGCTCCAACACACCGACGAGAGCGAAGGCGCTGAAGGCGGTCGAGGCGATCGCCTGGAAGGCAGCCGTCTGGGAGATCAGCTTCTCCATCGCACGCGGGATTCGCACACCCAAGTCATCGCGCAGCAGGCGCACGGTATCCAGATTGGTGAGGGCGTGAGCGTTGGCCTTGTCATGGCCCGCGGCCTGGGCGTCACCGGCTTTCTTCCCGGACGCCGCAAGTCCATCGATCGACACGGCGAGCCTGGCGATCTGTTCGTTCAGCGCGAGAGCCTCAGCCCGCGGCCCCTTGAAGGATGCCATGGCGCGCTGCTGAAAGCGCGTTAGCCCCGCTACCGTTCCGCTCTCATCCACCACCAGACTGACTGTCGCCTGCGCCGCCATGCTCTATTCCTTGAACTCCGCCCCGCACTCCCTGCAGGACCCAGCGTGCTTCATGTTCAGAGCGCCGCACTTGTAACAGGACGGGTGCTCTTTCCGGAAGGCTCTCTCCGCATCCGCCAGGACCAGGAGACCCTCCGCCTCATCGCCGTACAACTCAATCTGCTGGCCTGGCAGACCCATCACTGACTTCAGCCACATCAGGTACATCACCCAGAGGTAGTAGCCCTGCGAAACGCTCCTGGGCGGGTTTGTCTTGCTGACCGCCTCGACGGCCCGCTCCGGATCGCACCCAATCAGGGAAGCTTCGAGATCCGGCCGGAGGAACGACTCGATGTACAACTCGGCCGCCGCGATCTTCAGACCGGCAAAGTCGCGGCGCACGTCGATCACTGAATGACGTCCTCCTCCGTGCGAGCCGGCGTGGCGATGCGGCCGCTACCGCCCGCGTTCAGAAAGCCCTGGACGGCCGCCACCTTGTGCGCCGCATCCATGTGCCGGACGATGGCCTGGCGGTCCTGCAGCGGCTCGCCATGGAAGCTATAGCTGAGGTCCACGCTGTGGATCAGCTCGTCGTAGAAGTCCATCATCAGCGGCTGCTTGGCCGGGTACCGCGTGCGGCCGCCGCGATCGTCGCCGATGATGCGGAAGGTGTTGCTGGCGCGATTGAAGGCACGCATCTGCTTCAGGCTGGGTGCGTTGAAGCGATGCTTCAGCTCGCTCCACCGGACCATCTTTCCGTCCGGCCCGAGTGACCAGGTGCAATCGATGGAGATCTCATGCAGCTCGGTCAGCGCGATCGGCTCGTTGTTCGAGATCTTCGAGACCGTGACATCCCGAAGCGCCAGGCCGAACGCCTTCAGGTGCCCGCGCGGCAGCATGGGCCGGAAGTCGCCGGACTCCGGCAGCTTGTAACCGTCGACGGACTGCACACAGGTCCGCGCGAGCTCCACCAGGCCGGTCTCGATCTCGAACGTCTCGATCTGCTCACCGGCCATCTGGACGGTCTCGGATTCGAAGGCCTGGAAGAACTTCTCCCAGTCCGAGCGCGTCACCGGCCGGAAGGTCCAGCGGTACGGCCGTCCGGCAAACAGCATCTCGATCACGCGCCCTTCGGCGAGTTCTAGACCGGTTACAGCATTCGGATTTTCGGTGCTTTCAGACACGGGTCAGCTCCTTCAGAAGTGGAATTGAGCTTGTAAAAGTACGGGGCGGGCTGGGAACATGCCGCCCCGTTTGGAGAAAAGGGATGCCGGTTAGGCCGCTGTCAGGTAGCTGGCGCAGTCGTTGATGACGGTGGCAGTCATGAGCGGCGTAGCCCCGATCTGCAGGATGTCGGTTTCACCCAGGTCAATGGTCCAGGCGGCAGATCCGCTGGAGTCTCCCAGCGAGCAGTTCTCATCGAGCGTGAAGTTGGGGATGGAGACGTTCAGCGAGGCCGCGCCGCTGGTGGTGTTCGCGGTCATCTGCAGCAGCGTGTTGTTCCGCTTCCATCCGTAGATGTCATCCGTGCCATTGGCGGAGATCACCATCTTGTACTTCACCTTCGGCATGGAGATAGTCAGGTGCGAGGCATAGAGGCCGCTGCCGGACGGCCGCTCCTCCGCCATGCCGGCATCGATCGTCAGCTCCCAGGACTTCACGCGCGGATAGAAGCTCGTTAGAGCGCCACCCGCTGGACCGATCGACACCTGGGTGTCGTGTCCATACAGGTTCTGCCGGGTGACGGGCGTGGGCATGTTCGCCAGCACGCCGTCTACGGTGCGGCCGGTGCCCATGAGGGTCGCTTTGAACTTCAGGGCTCCGGATGCGGAGGACGTGATGGTGAGCTGACTGATGCCCATGTCGACGAGCTGGTACGCAACGTCTTTGGTGTCCCTGGCGTACAGCGTCGTCGCCTGTGCGATGGTTCCGCTGTCCAGGAAGTTGAAGGTGTGGGTGTACGGCGCGGCCGCACCGACGACGACCTCTTTGCCGAGCGCGAGCGCGATCAGCCAGCCGGCGAGCCACTCGTTGACGAAGCCGCTGATATCAAGCGAGCTCTTCCAGGCAGTCACCCAGTTGTCATTGGCGAAGCTGTTGGTTGCACCTGCCATGCCGTATGTGGACTCCTTGCTCTGCACGAACTTGACGAAGCCGCTCACGTCAGAGCGAAGCGCTTCCGTCAGCGACGGTTGAGCGACGGGAATACCCCAAGTGGTCTGGACGTTGGGAGCCACGATGAGCTGGCGGAGGATGGATTTCTGGCCGACAAAGCCGTTGGGTAGTAAGGGTGGCAAGGTTCTTCTCCTGGGGGTGACGCTGGCTCGGAGCTACTCTTCCGAGGCGGGTTGGGTGGCCGGCTGCTCGGCGGCCGGTACGATCTCGAAGAGTGGCTTGCCGTGGGGCGCGGTGGTCTTGAGCAGCTCGTGCCACGCGGTGAGGTGAACGGTGCTGGGCTTGTCTCCTGTGAAGGAAAGCGGCACCTTGCCGCCGTGCAGCCTGAGCGTTCCGCCCTGCGCCATCTCCAGACCGTGCTCCGTAAGCCGGACGTTGACTGTGTCTTCTTTGCGCATCAGTAAATGACCTCCTGTACCCGGTGAATCAGCTTGACTGCGTGACACAGAACCTGGCCGTACATCAGGACTGTTGGGCCTTCCACCTGGACCGGATCGCTCCAGTCCACCGCGCCGTCATACTGGCGCAGGGCAAGCGGGTCGAAGGCCTGGCAGACGTCCTCGATGATGCCCTGGAACGCTCCCTCGCTATTGAGGGTGTCGTTGACGGCGTAGTAGCCCATCATCACGATGGAGTGCGTGCGCCGGTAGGTGCTCAGCTCCTCATCGCGGGCGGCGGTGCCTTCGCGCGTGACCATCCAGGCGTGGATTGTCTTTGCAGCCGGGTCGAGGAAGAGCTTGGTGAACTGTGCCATCTCCTTCGCTTCGCGGGCATAGCTGTACACGTTCTTCGTCGAAGGAACGGCGGTGAGCCGGGCGGTCACGGCCGCGATCACGTTAGGCAGGGACATCGGAACCTCCCTGCATGGAGCGGATGGATACGGCGATCTGCCGCTCGATGATGGAGGCGGCCTGCGGCTCGACGATCGCCTGAGCGCGGTCGAACATCATCCGAGGTTGCATACCCTTCTTCGCCTGGTTGATCGCAATCGCCCAGGCGATCCTCAGCGCAGCCTTCTCGTCGTCGACGCCAAACTTCAGCTTCACCCAGGGGAGGAGAGCATTGACCGGCGGCAGGTGAGGGCGAGCCCCGTAGTTCACCGGGTCGACGTAGACGTCAGCCGGAGCGCCAGCGGCCACCAGCAAGCGGCTCAGGACCATGCCTGGCGTAACGGTAGCGAAGACCGAGGCCGCGAGGTTTCCCGTTGCCACGGCAGATGGCATGCCGTTGTACGGCGTGCGGATGTTCTCCACGACTTGCTTCTGGGCTACGACGCCGACAGCCTCAAGCCCCGCAAGCACTCCTGCATGCGTGGCGCGGCGGATCTCTTCGGTCGCGTTCTCCAGCCCCGAGATGATGATCGGCTCGCTCATCGCGTGTACCTGCCGTGGATGATGCGATCGACGCCGGCGGAGCTCATGATGTTATGCAGACTGCCAACCGAGATCGCGGGCTTGTCCTCGACCGAGTGATCGTTCTCGTCGATTCCGAAGTGGTTGAAGTAGGACTTCCGCTTGGCCTTGGCGAGCGATAGGAACTCCTGGCTCTTGCTGCGATAGTTCACGGTGTCAGCGCCCATCGTGTTATCGCCGAACTGTGAGGCCCGCGCGGCCATCGCCTCCAGGCAGAGCGACGCGGCGAAGTCGCAGACAGCGTAGAAGTCGGCCTGGGCGACGGTCGATCCATCCGGCGCATGCTGCGCGGTCCAGGTGATGCGGCATAATTCGCCTGGCTGAGGAACGAACGCCATCAGCTGCAGCTGGTAGCCAGTGGGCGTGCGATAGATCTGCCAGTCCTCCGGCCGGACATCCTCCTCCGGCACGTTGCCGATCGGATACTCGATCTGGCGGACCGAGGAGAACTTCGGGTCGAAGATTCCGAACTGCGCTGGGATCGCGGCGACTGCGGGAGTGTTCCCCACGGCTGGCACAGCGGCCGCGCCAGGGAACGCCACCGGCAATGCGAGGAACGAGGTGCCGTTACCGGCGACGTCGCTCACCAGTTCTAGCGGGCAATCCTTCGAGTAGCGTTGAAGGATTGCCTGCTGAATAAAGCGATCGAGGGAGTCCGTCACCCAGCCGCCACCGTCGCTGATCACCGGGGTGATGGCGTCGATAAACTCCTGCAGCGGGTTCTGGACTGGTTCAGACATGGTGGGGGGAACGGCTTTCGCTTATACGTCGGTCTGGGTGACGGAGAGGACGACGGTGACCACCTTGGGCGGCGTCACGGCGGGGACGCTCAGGACATCCACCGTGATGACGTCTCCGGGCTGTACACCCTGTCCGCCGGGATAGCTGGCCGGGGTGCCGCTGACAGTCGCCTTGACAGCCTTGGCGGCCGCCCCCTGCGCCACAGAAAGCGCAGTGGTGGTGACCAGGGCAACGCCATTCCTGTTCACCTGGACGGCGGTCGCGCCAGCTCCAGCGCCAGTGTCAGAGAGGCCGATCTGCGCGGAGACGATCCGCATCGCGTGAGTAGCGATAAAGGTGGCCTGCCCCGCACCCGCGGCAGGAGACGCCGGAAGAGGAAGAGTGATGTAACTTTTGCGGAGCTGCTCCATGATCGAGATCCTTCCGTAATACGTTGCCGATGAGTGGGCGGTAAGCGGAAGCGGCCCTGCGAAGCCCGTTGTGGGCAGGCAGGACCGCGCCCTGGTTCTTACTTATCGTGGATGACGGTGCCCGAAGGCACCTCGACGGCGGGAATGGTTCCGGCGCGGTTCACTGCGGCCTGCGCCTCGCCGGCCTGGACGCCTGCGGGCGCGATCGCGGCGACGGAATGCGTCACCGGCACAGCTTCGACGACAGGAACTGCCTGAGTCTCGCGGAGCACGGCAACCGGCTCGGCCGCTGCGGCCGTGTGAACGGGCTCCACAATGTGCGTGGTTTCAACCTGCTTCACCGCGCCGGGAACCTCCTGCACGACGGCAGGACCAGGCGAGAGGCGGGCGTTGGCTTCGGAGGTGGCGACATCGGTCGGAAGGGTGACCTGGGTACCGGTCGACGCGGGCACGACTTCCTTGAGACCAAGGTTGGTCTCGGTGGCGGTGCCGGGGAAAGCGGAGGTGATGGTGGCTTCATTCATGGAACGGACCTCGTCGAGGAGATTGGAACGGTGATGGTGCGTTGGAGATCCAGCCCGCCTCCAAGGAGTTCACCCCTCGGAGCCGGGCTGCCTGGGAAAACAATTAGCCGGCGACGACCTGCTTACCGACGCCGCGATAGTCGATGAATGCTCCGCCGAAGACCTGCTTGACCTTGTACTGAATCTGGTCGTTGGTGAACATCGCGCCAACCACCGGGTTGTTGGCGAGGAAGATCTGCGGCTCCACGATCCCATCCAGGAAGCCCATCTCCAGGAAGGGCGCGTTGTTGGGAAGCGTTCCGTAGTACCAGTCGGTCGCATCCGTGAGCTTCTCGTTGACGATGATGCGCTCGTTGTTCGCACCGAACCGCTGATAGAAGGCATTCGCTCCAGCCGTATTGGTCTGGTTGATCTGGATCGCGACATTCTTCAACTCGATCGGCACCATCAGCCAGTCGAGCGAAAGCCCCAGGCGCTCGCCGGAGTCCTTCTCGGTCTGCTTCATCAGTGCCTGCTCGGCGACGATCAGCGCATCTTGCGAGAGCGGGGCGGATCCGAGATTCGCATGCGTGGTGTCGAAGATGTTGACACCGTCTGGCATGTAGCTGCCGTTGGCGATGAAGAACTGGGAGATGAAGTTCTTCAGCGTGCGGTGGCCGGCGCGGGTGAGCTTGTTGGGGACGCGGGTGATTGCGCCGAGATCATCGTTGCGGATGGTCTGCTCGGAGATCGTCACCACGCCTCCGCGGTTCACCACCTGGTAGTTCACGCGCTCGTCGGTGAACTTCGCCAGCTCCAGGTACGGCGCGTTCTCCGCGACGATCGGCAACTCGGGGAACATGCCGTCACGGACACGATCCTGCAGCTTGTAGTTCGTCACGGTGGACGTGGTGTACAGCAGGTCCAGACCGCCCATGCCGAGCTCCGCCCAGTCTTGCAGCAGCTTCTTCGTCATAGAGTTCAGCAGCAGGTTCGGGAAGTCCGTAGAGGCAAACGCTTCCGAGACGCGGTAGAAGGCTCCAGCGCCCTGGCGAAGCAGGGTGAGGTCGCTATCACCCGTCAAGAAGGAGTAGGCCTCCCGCACGCCGCGGAAGGCGGCTACACCACTCGATGCGGCCGCCTTGACGCCCAACATGCGGTCCATCGCGAGCTGCGCCTTGTCGGCCGTATCCAGGCCAGGAACAACGTAGCCGCTGATGCGGCCGGTGGCGGCGGTTGCCGCAAGAGCCTCGCGGACGCTCACGATCTCCGCATCCAGAAGCTCCGGAGTTCCTACAACGTTCTCGAAGGCACGACGGACCAGCTTCTTGCCAGGCTCCGGCAGCTTGGAGTCGGTAAGCTTCGCCTCCATGACGTTCTGGAACTGCAACTTCGCCGTCGCGGCGTTGGCGGCGTTCGCAGCCTCCAGAGCAGCCGTGGCCTGCTCGGTTGCCTTCGCGGACAGCGCCTCAGTGACGCGCGTCATGATGCCCTCGTACTTGTCTTCGGTCGCGGCGTTCAATTCTGTATGGAAGGCAGCCGCGCTGGTCGCGTCCTTGGTGCGCAGGGCTTCAATCACCCGCATAATCAACAGCTTGTTCATCTCAGAGCTCCCACGGCCTTGCGCGCCGCCGCTATGCCTGACCGGATGGACAGGCGAACCTTGTCTCACTGCGGCTGACTGAACCGCCGCAATCTCTCTGCTCACGTCAGCGGAGGCCGCGACGCGCATCTCTTCCAGGAACCGCCCACCGGCACCGGCCTCGGAGACGAGGTCGATACTGAAGAGCTTGCCGAGCTTCTTGGCTTCGAGGCACTTCTTGCCCTCGATCACCGCAGGCGCGAAGCCAACCGTGGCCAGGATGGACAGGCCATACAGGTCCAACTTCTTCGCCTCGCGGGCAGCGGCAAACTTGCTACGCAGGTCCGTCTCGCTCTTGAGAAGATTCAGGTTCGCTCGGGCCTCGCCAGCCGCAGATGCCATCTGGCCATTGCTGAACCAGCCGGCTACGCGCTCGGGATCGTTCTCGCCGAAGCCCGGACCGTCCGGATGGCGACGACCAAACTTTGCCTGGTTGGCCGCCTCCGCAACCTCGGCAACGAACGAAGCGGGATAGTAGTGCGGGAGTGAGTTGGCACCGGAGACGGTGCCCAGTCCCCAGCCGGCCTTGAGCACCGACACCGGGTACACGCAGTCGTCAAGAGCCGCGCCCGTAGCAGCTTCAGCGACGAAGCCGCCCGCCTCCGCGACCGGCACATACGCCGTCTCCACTTCCGCCGCATCGCCAAACGAAACGTCCGTGCCGGAGATCGTGTACGGGATGCGATACAGAAGCTCGCCCTGGGTGCTCCGGGCAATAAGGTAATCGTTGAAGATATCCTGCACATAGAAGCGCGGATAGCCGGTGCCGTCCATCCCAAACTGGTCGCGGAGCGCCCCCTCAAGGAGAGCGCCCCGATCCGAAAAGGACATATCTGCGGCCGCCGCTTGCTCGCGAACCGTCAGCCACATCAGTAGAGAGTTCCGTCGCTTCATGAGTTCCTTACCGACTTAAGTGGTGGCGGAGGCGGCGGGCTTGCCGGCGGGCACGGGATAAAGGTGCTTGCGACCGTTCGCGGTGACGATCGCCAGGTGTTCCTTGCCTGCGATGTTGCGAGTGCCGTGAGCGATGATCTTCCAGCCGTCCTCGGAGCCATTCTTGAATGCCTCAACGAGCTTCGCTGCCTGCTCGTGATTCTCGGGCTCCTGAACCTTCACCAGCGCATTCGCGGCGCGGAGAGCCGTAGTGTGCTGGCCGCTCGGATTCTCAGGAAGGTCTGCCGTCGCCTGCTTCAGGGTGTCGCGGTAGGTTTTGGTCCAGTTCGCGGCAACTGACTTAGGCAGATGCGCGGGAGGATTCGGGATCTTCACTTCGGCCATGATGGTTCCTCGTGTGGTTGGTGATGCGGATTCGCTAGCCTGAAAGTAAGTCCTGCGTTGCTCCGTCTACTTGCGTGTAGGTCGAGAGGTGCGAGGAGGTCGATTTCTAGTTGCCGCGACTTACTTTTAGACCTACCTTGGCCAAGGTTTCTCTGTCTGCGGCAGTAGCGTATAAGTCGGCGTCGTCGATGTAAGCGACTGAAACGCAGTGACAGAAGATCGTGTTCTCCGGTGATCCGCTGGGATCGCGCGGAAACATCAGTTCTTCGCCACCGACTAGGAATGGCTTATCCACCGCGACCACCTGCCCATCCGCCAGCAGATGCGTGATCCGTGGAACCCGCGCGGCTGGTATGTGCATCCACATCTTCTGAATCGCGGCGTTACGGCTGGCGAGATCCTGGAGGCGTGCCTGGCCGGAGATGGAATGCACGCGCAGAACTTCGTTCACGGCCAACTTCATCGCTCGATCGCCGACCTCGGTGAAGACGCCGGAGAACTTGCCACCGTCGAGCGAGTGCCCCACTCCAGCGATGATGTCGGAAAGGGACTGGCCGCCCAGGAACGCGCGCTGCACGACACCCTTGATCTTGGCCGAAGCATCGGCCGACAGCCCGGAGATGAGATCCGCGCTGTAACCCTGCGCAATCCTCAGCGTCGTCGGATTCACGGCTCCGAGGGAAACAGCGGTTCCTAGCGCGGCCGCAACGGTATTGCTGGTCCCGTGCGTGGCCGCGATCGCCGCCTTCTCCTGTAGCTGCTGGACCTTGTCGGTGGCGGCCGTCCGAAACTGTGCCATCGCCTGATCGATCGACGTGCGAAGCGAGTCGAGCTGGAACGCAGTAAAGCTCTTCGGATCGAGCCAGGCGATCCGGCCCAGGATCTCGCGATCCGCCTGTGCCAGGAGCCGCTCGATCGCGTGCTCGGCCTCTGGCGTGAGCGCCTTCGCTCCCTCGATCAGCTGCGCGACCTGGGCTGCGTACAGCTCTGCGCGTGTGGCCACTTACTGCACCATGTTCGTCGCCGCCGCGGCGGTGGCAGCGTCCGCCTTTGGGTCCGGGGCGGCCGGCTGCGCTCCCTGCAGCGCGAGCGCGGTGGCCAGCGCTCCTTGGGGGAAGAGGTTGTTCTGCCGTTGAGTCGCGCGATCTGCGAGCTGCTGCTGAGCGGCCTCATACTCCGCCTTCGAATCGTCGATGACCATGCCGAGCTGCTCAAGCATCATGTGCAATGCACGCGCCGCCGTCACGCCCTGGATCCAGCCGCGGTCTTCCGCGATCGCGACAGCGCCGGTGACACCGGTGAGGGTGGTCGCCGCGCTGGTGAGATCCCTGACCAGCAGCTCGGGCACTTCTACGGTGTGCTTGGTGCTGACGTTCAGACCCAGCGTGCCATGCAGCTTCGCCTGCTGCAGGACGAAGCTGATCATGCGGGTGATGCAGTTGACCAGGTGATTCTGGCGCATGGTCAGCTTCTTACCGGTGGGTCCCTGCATCTCCGCCGCGGTGGAACGGTTGCCGCTGCCGGAGTCTGCGAAGAACCAATCAGGGAGCCCGGCGCCTCCGAGCCCGTACTTCTTCACCATCTCCGCGCCGGCCGACATGTCGGCACCTTTGAAGTCGGGGGTCTTGGCTTCCACCTCAACCTTCTCGTTGGTCACGAAGACGCCGCCCTGGCGAGGAGGATTCGCAGTGATCTTCTTCTGGTAGTCGTCGACGTCTTTGGAGTTCGCGCCCGTCATCGTGTAGTGCCAGACGTAGGAGTTGAGGAAGCGCACCTTGTCGGCGAAGTCGAAGATCATCTGGTCGAAGACGTCGATCCAGTCCGCCAGGTGGAAGAGCTCCGATATGCCGCGGCTGCCGCTCATCGCCTTATTGATTGCGAAGTAGAAGGTGTCGCCGTTCAGATATCCATAGGTCGCGGAGTTCACGTCCTCATCCATCCGGACGATCGCGAGGCGCTTCTGGTCTGGAACTCCCACCTCCTTGCGCAGCCGCACGTTGACTGGAAAGCTCACCTCCTGGTCGCCACCGGCCGTGACCATCTTGCCGTACTCGATCGCCTCAATCAGCATGGGATCGATGTAGCCGAGGCGCACGAAGCCATCGACGGGATTGACCGCGACCGGCGAGCAGAACTCTCCGAAGATGCTCAGCTCGTTACACATCGACTGGACGCGATCTTCCATGTTGTTGATCTCGTCATCCCAGAAGCGATCGACGATGGCCTGAGCTGCAGGATCCTCGCAGATGACCTTGAAGCGCTCACCCACCACATAGCTGGTGATGATCTCGACGATGCGCTTGCCGAAGGGCGTGGTGACCGCGAGGAAGAAGCACACCTGCTGCATGCGGTCGTGCATCAGCGGATTGAGATCCCGCAGCGTCTGGGGCGACGTGATGCGCCGGAACTTGGCGTCCTGGCCATCGGCGGCCGTCAGTGAGAAGAGCGCGGGGCCGATCGCCTCCTGAACTTTTTTTTGCTCCAGGCGCACCTCTTCGGCATCGCGCCGGGCAACGTATGCCTCCCGTGCCTCAGAGAGATCCAGCAGGACCAGGCCTGCCCGATCCTGGACGTCTCCGCCCGTGCGATTTAGATTCAACAAAGTCATCCCCATATACTTTTCCTCGCCCTTTGAACGAACTCCTGCTGCTGCTCAGGGTTGTGGCCGCCTTGATTCGCGGCATGCTTGATGAAGAGTTGCGACATGATGCCGCGTGCGTCCTGCGCCGGCCGCTCGCCTACGCTAGCCGTAGGCGACATGGCCATGGCCGGCCTGAAGTTCATCTGCCGCGCGATCGAGACGGCGCTCTCCAGCGCGTCCGCCAGGTCATCCTTGATCTTGCCGAGGAAGAGCAGCTGCGAGATGACATCCTTTTGCGTGCCGTCCAGGCAGAAGCGGAGCGTCCCATTCTCCACCAGGGAGCTCAACGTAGCGATCCGCATGAACTTGTCCGTCAGGTGAGGCACGCCGATCACGTTGATATACCGGCCGGAGAGCTTGCTCATCTCTTCGATGGTCTGTTTGAGTGCCGTTTGGTAGGCCTGATCCTCAATGCCGACCGCTTCCGGCTTCTCTTCGTCGTACCGCTCCAGGATGTACTCCACCTGCTTGGTGAAGGGCATACGCTTCTGGTCTGCGCGCAGCACCAGGATCTCGCCGTTGAAGCGCACGCCGATCGTCACGGAGCCGAAGTAGTCCGCCTTACGCTTCTCGCTGATGGCGGGATCGTGATACGTGATCTTGACCAGGTGCTCGCCGGCGACGTGCTCGCGCCAGAACTGGTGACGCTTGATCCAAGCTTCCTGGAATACCTGGGTGTCCGCCGAGATCGGAAGGTTGCGGAACTCCTGGTTGAAGAAGACCGATCCTACATCGCCCTCCTTCTTCCGGAGGGAATCCAGGTCCCACTTAGCAGGCCAAAGTACCGACTCAGGTGTCCATTCCATATCAACGGCCATATAGCGCCGCTTCACAAAGCTCTTGAACTTACTCTCGTCGAGTAACTCGGACAGGAACGAGTCGTAGTGAAGGATTGTTCCAATCACGAAGATCTGGCAATACTTGCCCAGGTTCATGACCGTTCCCACAAACCAACGCTTCAGCTTCTCGCGGCTATCCGGGTTCTCGACATCCTCTTCGTTTTCGAGGTCATCGCAGATGACGAGGTCCGGACGCCACATCCGGTAGCGCAGACCGCGAAGGCTCTGCCCAGCTCCACGCGCGACGATCGTGATACCGGTCGACGTCCGGCAATCGTTGACGTCCCACTTCTTGTCCCCCATCAACTCGCCGAAGTCCCTGCGGAGGTCATCGTTATTCTCGATCTCCTCCTTGACCGCGGCGAGCTGCAGGGCGGCCTGCGGCTGGGTATCGGAGATGAGAACAATGAAGCGGCGAATCTTGTAGCAGATGCAGTAGAGCGGCAAAATCACCGAGACAACGGTGGACTTCGCATGCTCGCGGGGCGCGGCGATTGCGGCGTACTGCTCGGAGAGCAGGATCTTGTAGATGTCTTTGTGGAAGTCGGCCGGAGCCGTGAACTCGCCCGTCTTCGGGTCCACCATGAAGTGGCCGAGGTACGTGATCGCGAACTCCGTGATCTCCGCGGCCATCTCCCACGCCTGCTGCATGAGCTGCGCGGGATCCTTCTTCTGGAGGTCTACGATCTCCGGATTGATACCGAAGGCGGCGCGAATCCTCGCGCCGGCCTGGTCAAGCCGCTGACGCTTCGATTTGTTTTGCGAAGGCCTCAGCGCCATGCGACATCTCCTGGATCAACTCATCCTTGATCGGGTCCAGCACAGCGCGGACTTCCACCCTGGTGCGGAGTTTCTTGAGCAGGTCCGTGATGGCCTGCATGTACACCTCGCGTGGGTCTCCGGATTGCGCGGCGATCTTCGCCCGCTCCGTCTCGCTCCTGGCGATCTCGGCCTCGACCCGCCGCTTCGACAGCTCCAGGCGCTCGATCCGCGAGACCGCGAGCGAAAGCCCGTTCAGACCTTTGAGGAAGCCCACGCGCGATCCGGCATCGAGGCTCCGCATCATGGCGAACACCTCGTCCCGCATCGCGTTGATGATCAGCTCGTTGCCGCCGGCGACCGTTACTCCGGCAAACTTCTCGGCGAAGGCACGAGACGCTGCCGACTCCGCGAGGACCTCGGTGCGCACCTGGTCGATACGGAGATCGAACCAGCGGTTCAAGCTCGTGCGACTTAGCCGCATCTCCGGGAACAGTTCCAGGACAGGGGTCTCCAGGGCATCCCAGTTCACAAACCCGCCGTTGTCGCTCTTCCAATTCGCGCTATAAGGGCGCGCACTTTGCTCCGCGATCTCCTGCCACGTCTTCCCGTAGCCGTTGCGAAGCGCCTGAATGGCCTCGCGCGCCTCTTCGGGAAGGCGGTCGATGTTCAGCGGCTGCCTGACCTCGCGGGCGTCTCCGATCCCCGGACGCTTCCGGCGCGTTCCATCACCCGGTCCTTGGCTCCTGTTTTCCATTAGTCGAAGAGCACCTCATCGTTGCTCTTGCGACGGAGCACGAGCGCGATCCCCACGGAAGTCAGTTCAATCTCGTACAGCCGCATGCGCTCGCTCTCGTCGTCGAATACCTGCTTGAACTGCAGGTAACCCATGATGCAGAGGTCCTGAAGCATGGTGATGACCTGGTTGCGGCTCATCCGCATCCCGATGTCCTGCATGAACGCGAAGATCTCAAAGTCGTCCATGTGGTGAAGCTGCTTTTCGTGTCCCTGGCGAATCGTCCGGAGCATCCTCGCCCGCTGCCGCTTCAACTGCCGAACCTCCAATTCGGTGCTCATCTACCGTCCCTCCTCCCCCGCTGGGCGTCCTCGTTTAGCTTGATAGTCAACGCCAACACGGACTGAGTGAGGGCAACCAACGCATCGTTACTTTGCTTCAGCATTGCGTCCTGTGCATCGAAACGCTGATACACACAGGGGAACTCCTGGGCGGCATACACGGTCAGCCGCTTGACCTCTTCCGCCGATCGGCCGCCCTGGTCGGCCAGCTTGGTCAGCGCGTCCGCGGTTCTCGTCTGCGCGTCGGCCCCCTTCTCCGCCGTCTTGACCCAAGCGTTCATACCGTCCCGCACAACGGAGATCGCCTCCACGACGATCTTCCAGATCACCCACACCACAAAGCCGACGATCAGCGCCCAAGGTCCCCAGGCCTTCAACAGGCCGAACCCCTCCCCTGGGTTCTTGGCGAGCGCCTGAATAACGCCGAGACCCAAGGCCATGCTGCCACCAGCGCCCGCGCCAAGTACCAGGAGTCCACGAAGCCAGGCCGTCTTGACCCGCAGCTTCAATTTGCCTTCCGGGTGCTTCAGTTCAGCCACCTCCATCAAGCCTGTCCCCCGTTCGCTTTGTTGCTGCAGTCAGCCTGAAGCTCACGGCCGAGCTGCAGCGCCTGCATCACAGCAGCGCCCCCGGCTTCACGCACGATCGGATAGTTGTGGATCGCAAGGCCGGCACCCGCCGCCGCGATCTCCGCCAGCAGCCTCAGCTCCTCCTCCGAGTGGCGGGCCAGGGCAGACCGGAACGTCGCCGGAAACCCGCCAAGCGCGATCAGGGCAAGCGTCGTCGCGGGGCTCAGCTTCCCCGCCGCCAGCAGCCCGAGGGTCACCACCAGAAGCAACCCCGAAAGCAGATACGTCTTTCGCCCGCTCATCCAACCCCGTATTGCGACCATCGATACTTCTCCCTGATGTAGCTTCCCGGCGCAGCAAAATAGCGCGCAGCCCTGCCGTCCTATTTCCGATACCTACCCCAGCGAAACGCCATCCGCCTCGTCACGGAACGGCCTTGTCCATAGCAGCCTCAATTGCTGTAATCCAGGCTGCTTTACGCTCGGCCACGAGCGCATCTCTCCGTCTCGTCATCTGTGCTGTCAGAACCTTCAGCTTGGCGAGCCGGACCGGAGCGCAGAGGCGGTCGGAGGCGATGGACTCACGAAGCAGGACCGAGCCAGCCTCGTGCAGCGTCTCGTTCAGCACGTACATCGCGTGTCTCTCACCACTGGGTACCAGCGGAATCAGATCGAGCGAAGCGCTCTCCGCAGCGGTGTACTGATCCAGGCAGTCGAAAGGTTCGACCGGAGCCGAGGCATCTGGCACCTGAGCCCCGAGCTGCTGCAAACAAGCCAGGGAACTGCAAAGGATGAGTGCGCGAACGATTCTCATGGAGGAACCTCTAAAAGACTTCGCGGGGAGACGGTCCCCGCCTTTGTTGCATCGTCTGCCGGCCTGTCTTCCGATGTGGGTTGGCCCGTCTTCGCGTGGTATCCCTGCCGTCTTTCAGCTCGCGATTGAGGCTCCCAGCCCACCGGCTCTCGTCTATTAGGGTTATGTCTTGAGGGCCGGAGCTCCATCGCTCTCCGCGATCTGCTCCGCCGCAATGTCGTCTGCCGAAGCACCGCTCAGGATCTCCGCGCCGGTCTGCCCCTTCAAAGCAAGCAGTTTCGGAACCAGGGTCGAACCTGCGGCGATCGCAAGCGACACCAGCTCCTCGATCTCCTCGGCCGTCAACACCAGTGCCGCGACCGGCAGCGGGTACCGACGCAGAGGCACGGGAGGTCGACGGCCTGCACTCGCCGATGCAGGTGCGGGATACAGCCCCTGGATGATCGCGATCTCTCCCTGAATGGAAGACATAATGAGCGAGAAATCGGCCTGCGCCTGGGTACTCTTCAGGTGCAGAATCCCTTCGGAGTTGAGCTGCTCGATCTGCTTACTCAAATCACTGAATGCCGTGACGATCGCCGCGGTGTTCGGTGTGCCGCCGGCTACCTCGGCGCTCTTCAGCACGCCGATGAAGTTGTCATTGGCCGAGGCTGCCTGGGAGATGTATGTCGCGATGAGCGTCCGCTCTTCCGGCGTCTCCAGGGTGTTGGTGTGGTTGGTGGTGGCCGCGGTGTGCAGACTGGCCGCAATAGCTCCGGCCGAGACCTCGGCCTTGTGGAGGCTGGAACCACAACCGCCGGATGCGGCCATGCAGACGATCGACGCCGCTGCGAGAATGGCAAATCCTACTACGCGCTTCAACTTCATACTGCCTCCTTGCGCCCTGGTCGGTTGAGCCGACCAGGTGAACGTCTCTAAAGCGTTGGGCGGTGTTGGATCGCCGTTAGATCGCGAACCAGCTGCGGAGCTCGTGCTCGACCATGGCTTCGGGAACGAGCGCGGGCTTATGAAGCACGTTCAGGCTGAGCGTGGAATCGTCGTACACGTAGCTGAGGGTGTACCCCTTGTGTTCGACCTGTCCGGTCTTGCCGGTGATCTCGACGCCGTACTCTGCCTTGATCTCTGCCGACTTCGCCGCGAACTGCGCCGGGGTGAGGGGAATCTGAATCATGCTGCCTCCTTTGCCGCTGCCGGTTGATCCGGCGGCGGAACATCGTACTGCTGCAGGTTGTAGGCGCGGATCAGCTCACCAAGGCGATCGCCATACGTGGGCTCGGTCGAGTAGCCGCAGCTCTGCAACCTGTTCGCAAACTCATAGACATCGCGGAAGCACGCCATCGCGGGCGCGTAGCGCGGAGACGTGGAGATCAGGTGGGCGTGCGCGGCGAAGCAATCGACCGCACTGCCGTACCTGGCGAACTTGGCCTGCTCCATGACAGAGCGTCCCGTCACCACCTCGCGGGTAGAAAACTCGATATACGCTTCGCCGGGAGTTGCCTTGATACCGAAGAAGTTCCTTGCCCTGGTCGCAAGCTGCGAGGTTCCCCAGGCGGACTCCAAGATGCATTGTGCCAGCGTGACCGACGCGGGGACCTTCCAGAGACGTGCCGTCGTCTGCGCGGCCGGAACCATCGAGTTGAGCCATCCGAGTTGTTCTGGGGTAGCCACGCCATACTCTCCGTCTTGGACTGGCACCCGCGCCAACCTTTCCGGCGCGGGTGTCTTCCAGTCCTGCTCTGGCTCGCTCGCCCTCCTTTCAAGAGAGGGATTGAGTGCCGCGACTGGGTCGTAGATGGAGAGTAGGGTGTGACGTTGCTTGTAAGTCTGCGGAGTCGCCGATGAGTTCGACTAAGACAATTTCTAAGTCCGCTGGCGCGGACCAGTGATAAGAACCTCGCCTCGCTTACCCCGCGAGCCAGGTGTATTCGCCAACGTGTAACTCACTTCAACACGCTCGACCTGGAACTTATGCCGGCGGCTCAGGTCTCGGACCTCGTCGCAGTCGTCGAAGCTCATCAGGAACTTGCCCTTGAGTTCCGAGAGCAGCTGGAAGAGCTCCGTCCGGCGCTCCTCACTCAGGGCATCATACCGCGCCAGATTGCCGAAGTGGACGTATGGCGGATCCAGGTAAAAGAAGGCGTCGGCCGAGTCGTACCGCGTGAGCACCTGGGAGAAGTCGCGCTGCTCGATGAGGACGTTCCGCAGCCGGGTCGCGGTCTGCGCCAGCAGCTCGCGGACGCGATCGAGGGAACGAAGCGGCCGACCCTCCACCATCTTCGCAGAGCCGCCAGCAAAGTGATCGCCCTTCGCCCCGTAGCTGTACCAGACCAGGTACGCGAACCGGAGCGCCCGGTGCAGCTCATCCTCCTGGCCGGTGAATTCCCGCAGCTCGCGGAAGCGGCCTGCGTGGACGATCTCCTGGTCGAAGCACTCCGCCAGCTCGGCCGGCCGGTGCTTTGCCACCCGGAAGAAGTTGGTCACCTCGCCGTTCAGATCGTTCATCACCTCACGCTCTGAGGGAGCCTTGGCGAAGAGCAGCTTCGCCGATCCGGCGAAGACCTCGACATAGACGCGGTGCTCCGGCAGGCGGCCGAGCAGCGTCTTGGTCAGGCCGCGCTTCCCGCCAGGCCACGCAAAGGGAGATCGAACAGAGGGCATGACGAGCAGCGTAGCTCGAAACCTAAGGCGAAGTAAAGGCGAAGACTATGCGGTAAATCTTGTCAGCCTCAGATGTGCGGGGAAGACAGACATCCAGTCATGTGAACCAAGCGCTTCCTTTGGTATAGCCGCTGAGTCCAGCGCTATCGTCGCAGCTCCCACGGGAGATACCATGCAGGCGCAACTGTAATCAAACGGAGGCCGGATTTGCTCCCAAATTGGATCGCCGACCGGAGCGGAATATCCGGCAATCGAGGCGTGAGGAGAATTCCAGCATGGTGATGGTGTAGACACCTCAAGGAACGGAAATGTTTGCTGTCTCAGCAGCTTCGCTCGGTCTTGGAAGTGCCGGTAGCCATTCATGATCTGTGCCGCCGTATTGTAGAGAGTCGACGCCCAGTAGATCGAGAGTGCAGCCAATTCCCGATGCTCCGACTGGGTGAGGCAAGCCTGATGAAAATCTGTCCATCGGCGCGACCGGAGGAAAACACGTTCTACAAATTGGCTAGAACTCTCTTCCGTAGAACCGCAAGCGAATTCCAACCCAAAGCGAAACATTCTTTGGCGTGCCGCTACAGTGGCACGCCAAATGGCGGGGTCATATGGAGCGGCATGAGTGGAACGCGAGGGAGAAGATCCACGTCTGAACGCCCTCATGTTTTACTTCCTCTTTGGCGGAGGGGGTGGCTCGCCGATCCACTTCACAACCTCGCCTACGATAGACCAGTCGCCGTCGGCGTGCATGATGTGGATCTGGTGGCGCAGAGACGTATTTTGCGGAACGAGCAGATACACCCCGTCCCCCTGTTTGCGCAGCCATTTGATCGTTAGACCGTCGCCTTCCCTAGCGGCGACCATTCTCCCGGCCAGCCGCTCGGGACTTCTTGAAGCCACGTCGATCAGAACAACATAGCCCGTCTCCAGGAATGGAGACATGGAATCACCTTCGATCTTCACACCGAATAGCTTTCCCCCGCGCGGCAGCAGACTGGGTGGGAAGGTCAACGTATATTCAATCTCGCCCTCGTCGATCGCACGCGGAGTCCCGGCCGCCGCTGCATCGCGGAGCACGGGAACTTGGCGACCTCCGATTTCGTGATCGCCGGTCATCGCTCCAGCCCCCAACCAAAACGCGGTTTGGTCTGCAGGCACCATTTTCGCCAATAGCGAGATCGCGGAGATTGGCGGACTGTCGATCGCACGTTCCCACCGAGTGATGGCTCCCTGTGAGCAGCCAAGTGCCTGAGCCAGCTCGGTTTGCGTGAACCCGAGGGAGTTCCGGGCATGCCGCAGCGCCTCCGCGATCTGTGGGCGTAGTTCGGCTGAAACGCGGAGGCGCGTTTTGTTATTGACTGGCATACGCGGTTCCGCGTAATGTCCTTCTCTAGAGAGTTGATTTCCACCGTGGATTTTACCCCCTTACATAGCGCGTTGCAGCAACCAAACCCGATGTGGGGACTGTGTGCGGCCGTAGCTCGACGCCTCGGCCTGTCGCATGAGCACGTTCGTCAAGTCTCTCTGGGGCGGCGGACGAGTTCGCGGGTCACGAGGGCTTTGGCCGCAGAGAAGAAGCGGCGTGAGCGTCAGTCGGTCCGGGGGCGCGCTGCATGAAAGTTTCACAGGCCGATCTTCGATCACGTAGCAATCCGAGGTCACTAGCGGAAACACCAGAACTTTTTACATCCGATCCGCTGATCGCCTCCGGAGAGCCAGCACCAGGCAGCTATAACGATGAGTTTGTTATTCGCGGGGCAATAACGACTGCCATTCGTAACTGCCGGAAGAGCCGGGAAGTAATCGCTGAAGAGATGAGTCGCCTGCTCGGTGCGACGGTTACCAAGCGCTCACTCGATTCATATACGTCTGAGTCCGCCGATCAAAACCGCTTCCCGGCACAATACACACGCGCGTTTTGCTATGTGACCGGCGATTGGTCCCTGCTTCGCTGTGTAACGGAACGAGCCGGATTACATGTGATTTCCGCTTCCGAGAGGAAGCTTCTCGAACTTGGCCGCCAGTACCTGATTGGCAAGCGCGCGGCTGAAGCTGTGTCGCGCCTGGAGCTGGAACTTGCCGAGGTGACCCTGTGAGCGCCGCCCTATCCTACCTTCCCATCCATATACACCAGGCCGATCTCTGGTTCACGGCCTCTGAGATCGCCACGAAGACGGGCATCCACGAGCGCACACTCCAGCGCTACGCCAAAGAGGGTAAGACCCGATTCCGCGAGATCTCAACGCGCGGCCGGAACGGTCGCCCGATCCGGCAGTTCCAGGTCGCGTCGCTTCCCATGGAGCTTCGCAATAAGCTGTGCCCTCCGAGCAAGCCGCAGATTGAGGTGTGCCCCGCCGCTCCGTCCCAGGAGTCCGCACCCCTCTTCGCCGCCGCGCCTGCTCCGGACCGGCCAGGCCAGCGCATCAGCCTCTCGCCGCAGGCAGAGCGCCAGGCAGCGGAGCGGCTGGACGCCATCCAGCCGCTCCTCCACTTCGACCGCGCCAAGTACTCCGCTCTGCGGCTCAGGGACGGTCAGGCCGTGACCACCGCGAACCTAATGGCCAGCTACATCGCCGAGACGCGAGAGGTTGGGCGGAAGAAGGTCTCTCGGACCACCCTTTGGGCCTGGGTCAAGGCGTACCGGACGGGTGGTCTTCCCGCTCTCGCCCGTAAGCCTCGCAAGGACAAGGGCACCTCCAGCTTCTTCACCCGATACCCCGCCGCAGCCATGCTTGCGATGGCGGAGCGCCACAAGCCGCACGCGACGTTCGCCCGAGCCTACGACGCCATCATCCGCGATCAACAGCTGCTGCAGATACCAGCCGACGAGTTGCCGAGCTACGAGACGGTTCGCAACTTCCTGGAGTCCCTGCCACAACCGCCAGCGATCCTCGCCCGTCAGGGTCTCCGCCGCTACAACGAGACCTGCGCACCGCACGTCGCCCGCGCATACACGGACATTTCCGCGAACGCCTTCTGGGTTGCCGATCACCAGATCCACGACGTGGAGTTGAGCAACGATTGCTTTCCAGGCCTTCCGCTGCATGCACCAGTCCGGCTGCGCTTCACCTGCATTATGGACATGCGCTCACGCAAGATAGTCGGCTATTGCTGGGCAATCGAGGGCGACTGGCGGTCCATTGTCACGGCGCTCCGCCGCGCCGCCGAGCGCTACGGTCCTTGCCAGGTCTTCTACTGCGACAACGGGGCGGACTTCAAAAAGGTCGCGAAAGGCGCGAAACGCACGCGACCAACAGCGGAATCGATCCAGCAGGGCGCAGACTACATCGCGCGGTGCGGAGCCATCCAGCAGCTCGGCAGCGAGGTCAAGTTTTGCCTGCCCTATAACGCGCAGGCAAAGCCCATCGAGCGGCTCTTCGGTACTGTGCATAAGCGGCTGGACGCCATCATTCACGGGTATCTGACCGGCAACTCCTACAACCGTCCGGACGCGGCGATTCTCCTCGGGGCGCAGCACCGCAAGCTGGTGAAAGCCGGACGCGGCGGCGAGTCGGCTCTGATGCCGGCCAGCTTCTTCATTCAGTGCGCGGAGACCTGGATCGAGGAGGACTACAACCGCGATCACCACCACCGCGGCAAGGGGATGGGCGGCCGCTCTCCAAACGAAGTTTTCGACGAGGGCTATCCCTTGGCGAATCGGCGGCAAGCGGATCCCGACGTGCTGGCACAGCTGCTCTATGAGCGCCGCACGGCTGTCGTCAGGCGCACGGCCGTGACTGTGGACGGGCGACGCTATATGCCGCCGCCATCTTCTCCCGAGTCATGGGCGGGTCTATTCAACGAGAACCGCCGCACCGTTGTCGTGGTCTTCGATCCGCTCGATCCGCAACGTGCGGTCGCCCTGGACGACTCCGGCCGCAAGCTGGCAGACCTGATCGCAGAGACGCTCGTCGAGAATCCTCTGATTTCGACCCCTGAATCCCGTGAGCCCGTGCGGCAGATGAGCCAGACCAAAGGCCGTCTGCTCAAGGCGTCCAGCATCGCCATCGCGACCATGCACGAGCAGGTAGCCCTGGCCGGACACAAGTCTGCTATCGAGCACCTCGCCGAACGCGTTGCCGCGAAGACGCCCGTCGACGACCTGATCTCCCAACGCATCGTTCGCCAGGCTCTTCGGCCGAACGACCACGCCCACGCCCCAGCCTCAGCCTTCGACCTCGCAAAAGACGTTCTTGGAGAACTCCTCGCATGAGCCTTCTACCCCATTCCGAACGGCAGTTGTTCCAGGTGGCGAAAGACCACCGGCACGCCTGCCAGATCGCTGTCATCGACTATGTCGATCGCACCGGGATCCATCCCTCAGATTTCGCCAAGCGCATCGGTTTCTCAGCCCGCACCATCACCACGTTTCTCGGCAAGAAGAACCTGAACGTATCCCGCGCCGAGTGGAACATCATCAAGGCGGCCCAGGCGTACATGGAGGCGCATCCGATCGCGCCCGTCCGTCCGGTCGAGGGCGATCTGTTTGAGACGGCCAACGTCCGGCTGATCCGGGACACCTTCACTAAGCTGCTCATCCGGCCGCGTGCCTTCATGATCTACGCGCCGCCCGGAAGCCAGAAGACATTCGTCGTGCAGCATGAGGTCTACGCGCTCAACCAGCGCGAGATCGCCAAGGGACAGAACGCCGGCCGCGCCTACTACGTTCGCGCCCGCGAAGGCATCCGGCCCAGCGACATGCTCAAGCGCATCGCCACCGCGTGCGGCACGCAGAGCACGGGCAGCATCGACCGCATCCTCACCAACCTCCGGATCGATCATCAGGGCCACCGCTCGGTGCTGGTGATTGATGAAGCCCAACTGATGGACCTGTCCTGCTTCGAGGTCATCCGCGAGCTGCTGGACAGTCAACTCTTCTCGCTCCTCATCACCGGGTCGCATGACCTCTTCCGGATGTTCGAGCGGGCCAGCGCCACGCTGGAGCAGTGGAACTCCCGCATCGCGCAGAAGGTGCGGCTCCCCGGCTGCTCGCAGGAGGAGGCACGCGCCATCGTCTTCCGCGAGGCCGGCCACATCCCCAATGCGCCATCGCTCTCCGGCAAGGACCGCAAGTCCACCGCGGACCAGATCGCAGACAAGCTCATCAAGGGCGCGACCGTGATCGATGCCTACGTTCCAGTGGCGGAAGGATCCCCGCAGGCCACCTACATCAACATCCGCACCCTTTGCAACGCGCTGGACGATCTGCGGACACAGTTCGCCGCAGCGCAGAAAGAGAGCGCAGTATGAGCCGCCCCCTCACTCCGCCAATGCCTCTTCACGCCCGCCGCTACCTGGACCGCGCCGGTGTGCGCGAGACTCAGCCAGCCCGCACCGTCACCGTGATCAGCCTGCAGAGCCGGTACATCGCACGCGCCTGCAAGATCGGCAAGGCCTTGCCGCGCGTGATCGACACCCTGTTTCTCTGCCTCGCCGCACTCGGCCTGATCGGCTTCTTCATGCATGAGGAGTTGAGCCGCTGGATCGACTTCTCGGACCAGAACCGCGCCGATCGCGCCGCCACCTCCGGTTGCGCCCTGCTTCTTTCCGTCGTGGCTGGATACCTCGTCTGGATTGTCTGGACCGCCAGTGCCACCGGCGCGATCGAGCGGAGCCTCCGGTAATGGCACCCGCGCACACCGCCTTCTGCGGCGGCTGCCTGTGTGAGCAGCCGGTCGACAGACGCTGGAGAGCCTTCTGGGTGGACTCGGACGGCGATCTCTGCAGCTCGCGCCTGGAGAAGGACGGCGACATGAACTATGAACGGCCCGGCACGGTGCTGGTCTGCGGCGACGGATCCGCCCTTAGCGTCGTCGAGCGCTATCTCCGGGACCGCAGCCTGGACTCCACCCTCAACCTCATCCCGGCGCACTTCAGCCAGGAGAGCTTCGCAGAACTCACTTAGGAGAAAGCGCCCCATGACACCCGCCACTGACTCACATTCCCTTGAGCAAGTCACCGCGATCGCGCCCACCGAGGCAGAGATCAAAGCGGCCACGCTCCGCAAGCTGGAGATCGACCTCGCCGAGTACTTCCGCCAGAAGGAGGCAGAGAGAGTCGCTCAGGACGCGCTCAAGTCACTGAAGCCCGGCATCATCGCGGCGCTCTCCAAGTACGGATCGGTGCCGGATGGCGCGCCGAAGAGCGTGCGGATCGAGACGTCCGAGTTCGTTTCCACCCTCACCACCGGCACCACGATTGATGTCGACGACGAGGCCGTTGAATCCTTGCGGCAGCTGCTCGGCAAGACCAGCAAGCTCCGGGCTCTCTTCGCCCTGCTGTTCCGTCCGCGCATCGAGTACACGCTCCAGCCCACGGCTCGCGAGACGATTCTGCACACGAAGTGGCCGAAGGCGATCAAGGACCAGGTAGTGATCGCCTACATGCGCTGCTTCGACGCGAAGACGAACACGCCCGCCCTCACCGTGGACTCGAAGGCAGCGATCGCACAGCGCCAGCGCGAGGCTGAGGAAGAAGCCGCGGCGCGGGCCGTGGCAGCAGCGGCGAAGAAGTCGCGCGGAAAGGCGGCCGCCTGATGCCAAGCACACGCCAACACATCCTGGACGCGCGCAGATCAATGCGCCAGATGGAACTCGCGCTCAGCCGGATGGAGTCGCTGGACGGAGCCCGCAATGCACCCGCGATGAGCGGTGCGATCCGCGACCTGCTCTGTGCCAACTACACCCTTCAGCAGGAGATGCGGCCGCTCCAGAACCGCGTCCGCCAGACGGTTCAGAAAGCACACGCGAAGGCGGACGCGGCTGTTGCCAAGCCGCGCTGTGGAAAGGCGGCCGCTTGATGACCAACCCCAAGGTTGCAGAGAACCTCCTGCTTGGCTCAGCACACGATCTGATCTACGCCGAGAATGTGCGGCAGTTCTCGGAAGAGAATCAGGACCCAACCATCGACGACACCTACGTTGACGGTGAGCTTGGACAGATGGCGATGGCCTATATCACTGCCTGCTCTCCAGAGGCTGAGGTCGCAGACATCTTTTCCTTCTGGCCGTTCGGAGAGAGCGTTGAAGACCTCCCCCGCTCTCTCCGCGAAGGAAGTTCACTCCGGCGCATGGTCATCTCGGGCGCACTAGTTGCCGCTGAGATTCAACGTCTACAACGTGCCGCACGCATGGGAGGTGGCAATTGAACACCGCCGCCCATCTCCGCGAGCAGGGCATTGCCCTGCAGCCCGGCAGCATCCTCTGCATCGTCTTCGACGGCGATCATGCCCTCACCCACACCGAGGCCACGCTCGACACCTGGTGGGCGAACCTCTCGCCCGAGCAGAAGGCCGAGATCTACGAGGCGTCGCTCGGCCCGGAAGTCGACACCTGCCTTTACTGCGGCTGCGATGACGAGCATGCCTGCCCGGACGGCTGCAGTTGGTTCGACGCGGACCACACCGTATGCAGCACCGCCGGCTGCGTCCAGCGGCACCTGGCCGTCATGGAGAGCAAGCGCGGTGCAATCCCGCTGCTGAACCCCACATCCGCCGTCCTGGAGGCTGCCGCGGCCGTCCTGGCGTCGCTAGGGAAACCCCGACTGGTGCGCACCGCCAAGGAGGCCGCCGATGCGTCACTGTGACCTCACAGACGAGCAGCTCGAACAGCACGCACGCAACTTCCGCAAGCTGGCCGCATGGGCGGGTTCCCCGGAAGCTGTGACCGAGACAGCGACCGGCCTCACCTGCGCAATCGAGGAACTGCTCGACCGCCGCGCCGCCGATCGCCAGCTGCAGGAAACGAGGAACGCTCATGTCTAAGCTCTCCGTCACCGTCAAGCGCCCGAAGTTGACCAAGGACCTCCACAAGCTCGGCCAGGAGCTCGCAGCCATCTTCGACGAGCTATTCGATCTCCGCGCGGCCGAGCAGTCCGATCTGCGCAAGCTGGAGCGCGGTCTTGCCTACGACGCGGCCTGCAGCACGATCGACACCAACTGCACCCCGGCAGGTGTCGAGCATGGCGACTGGTTCGACACCGACGATGTTGCGGAGTTCTCCGGAGACTTCGTTAGCGAGGCGGTCAAGTACCTGGATCTGCGCGGCCTGATCGCCCGCCACCCGGATCACTCCAATTGGGTCTCGATGCTGGATGAGAGCGAGGCGGTGCGCTGATGGCAACTGATCGCGACTTCGAACAGGGCATCTACAGCCACCAAAAGGCGCAGGCCGCCGAGGCCGCGCTCCCGCTCTTCGAGACCTATGCCGATCGCGTCATGCGGCGCGTCGACGAGGTCATCGCGGGCAAGGCCTGCAAGTGGCAGCCCACGCTTGCAGACACAACGCTGCTGACGCTGCTGCGGAACCATCAGGGCAAGAACCGCGCCGTCGCCCTGGGTGCCCTGTGTGAGCGTATGCACGTCACGCCGCGCACCGTGAAGGAGATCGTGCAGGAGCTGCGCCTCAACTTCGGCGTGCAGCTCGGCGCATCCCGTGACGGCGAGGCCGGCGGCTACTACCTGATCGCCACGGCGGAAGAGAGCCTCGACAGCACCGAGCCGATGCTCCACCAGGCCGTCACCATGCTGAAGGTGGTCTGCGCCATGCGCGGCGGCCGCTCCGCCATCCAGCAGGTCCTCACCCAGCTCAGCCTGGACCTCAACCGCGATGCAGACCAGGAGGTCACCCATGGGTAAGCCCAGCATCCCTGAAACCCGCCGCGAGATGCGGAAGGCACGCTATGAGTTCATCGCATCGCGCAAGTGCAACGCGTGCCCGGCCAGGATCGAGTTCTGGAAGACGACGCACGGCAAGACCATGATCTTCGACGCGATCGAGGGCGACGATACGCCGGTGGTGAGCCACTTCAAGACCTGCCCCAAGGCAGACCAGTTCACCAAGGCAAAGCCGGGCATGGCACCCGCGCCCGCAGCCGATCCGAACACGCCGGCCGGCGGCCGCGATCCAAAGACGATCGAGCAGCAGCTCCGCAGCCTGCAATCGCGCTTCCGCGCCCGCGCCGTCGTGCTGATCGATGACCAGGGCACCATCGCCACCTGGCGCAACGGACTCCCGGCCGAGGAGCTCCGCACCGACCTCATCTCCGCCGCCAACTTCGTCCGCAACGAGATCTCGAAAGGAGACACCACGCTATGAACCGGAACCCGTTCCTGACGCCTGGCGCTCTGCGCAATTGCGATGTCTTCGGTGAACCAATCGAAGACGAGCGGTTCTGCCCGGCCCCGTGCGTCTCGATCGAGGTGACGGAAGAGATGCGAGCGAAAGACGCTGCTGAACGCAGAGCCCGCGAGCAAGCTCCCCAACTCTCCTGGAAGCGCCCAGAACCGATTGCGGATCAGGCGTACACGAAACCGGTTACCGGAACGAAGGCGATCCGATCACCGAAACGCACCACACACCCAACACAAAAGGAAAAGCCGATGATTACGTCTGCTCTAACCAAGCTTCCTCCTGCGGTCCCCGTCACCCAAGAAGGACCTTTCCGCCTGATTGACCGGAGTGATCTTCCGGAGTTCACTTCGCGGGGGCGCATCGACGTCCTGCTTGCGGAACTGTTGAAAGCCCCTGCAGAAAAGGCTCTTGAAATTCCGTGTAAAGATCCCAAGCACGCGACCAACACCTTGACGCAGCTACGCTCCAAGGCAAAAGCACAAGGCCACACTGTGAAGGGCGGGGTAAGGGATAAGACGGCCTACGCGTGGCGCGAACAGCCTTTGGATAAGGCAGCCCTCTGATGCCCTGGATCGAAATGCCCGGCGGAGGGCATGCACACATCTGCATGCGCGGACAGCGGCCACATCGCTGCAGCTTCTGCAAGGCCCGTGAAGCCGACAAGCAATGCGACTTTCCCGTCGGCAAGTCCGGCGCAACGTGTGACGCGTACATGTGCTCCCAGTGCGCCACCGCCGTCGCGCCTGAAGTTGACCACTGCCCCAAACACGCAGGCCAGCCTCAGCAAGGAGCCCTCTCGCTATGAAGTGTCCCCGCTGCCAGGCAACGGTACCGCTCTCGATGGAGGATCGCCTGTCGAGCGACCTCTATGCGCAGGAGCTGGCCGCGGCCGAGCGGGTCAGAGGGGATCGCCTCGAACTTGAGGTCGCGGATCTCAAGCTGGCGATCTCACAGCTCCAAGCGGCGCTCAGGTCCGCGCTGCCACCGAAGAAAGTTCCCCTGTCCGTGCGCAAGCCTGAGCTCCCTTACATCCCCCGCGTCACCAGGAGGACCGCATGAGCTTACTTCATGGTTCTACGAGATCACAGACCTGCAGTTCCTACACGTTCTTCACCCAAGAAGATCGGCTGATCCGCGAACTTGTGCCATTCCCTGCCTTCGAACTGAAGGGTGAAGTAGCCGCGCGCTTCGATCGTCTCTTTGATGTGTTGGATCGTTGGAACAGAGCGCCCAAGCAAAGCCAAGCGCCGCTCCAGATCGCTTCCCGTCATGTCGGGTACTCGTCCTCCAGCACCGGCTGGAACGAGACAAACTGCGAGGTAGAGTGGCTCTGCGCCGACGGTCTCGGATGCGGATATAACGATGTGATTCATCATCCGGACAGCCTACCACTCGGGAGGCTTGCATGAACCGCCTGCAAACCCAGGACTGGGTGGGATACCACGCCAAGCGCGATCTGATCGACTTCTGGATCCTCACGATGGCGGACGGAAGTCCCACCGCCACGCAGTTCCAGATGATGGTCAAGCTCCGCGATCTCGCGATCGGTGACGCCCGGTCCGACGCCCGCATGGACCTGACCTACTCCAGCACCGGCGCGATCTACCGCAGCGCCATGAACCGGCTGCAGCACAACGGCTGGATCGAGGAAGCCTGGAAGAACGGCCGCAAGCTCTCTGACCCGCTCCACATCACCCGCGCCGGCCGCGAGTACTTGGCCACGCTCCCCGCCCGGGAAGAAAGAGGACTGTTCGCATGACAACCCTGATGCAGATCGCGATCGAGATCGGTGAACTCGTCGAGCGCAAGCGCGAGATCTACGGCGACTCGATCACCAGCTCCGCCGCCATTCTCGCCATTCTTTACCCGAACGGCGTTCCGCTGGAGCGCTACAACGACATGCTGCTGACCGCCCGCATCCTGGACAAGCTCCAGCGCAAAGCCACCGGTCACCCCGATGAGGGCGACGACACCTGGCCGGACATCGCCGGCTATGGGATCCGCGGCGCAGAGCAGCACCAGAGAGCACAGGAGAAGCATCAAGCATGGCCAGGAAGTGTCAGTGGGGGATCTGCAACCGGCGAGTCGAAGGCACCAAGCGCTTCTGCGGCAGAGTCTGCCAGCAGGCCGACTATAACGAGCGCCGCCGCAAGGAGCGAGAACAGTTCAACGCCGCCGTCCAGATCGCCCTCAGAGAGTACATCCGGAAGCACGGCTGCTCCTGCCCGAAGTGTGACGGAACGTGCGTCAAGAAGTCAGGTCGCCCTCGCAGGCGATAGGAACATGACCGGCAAGTGCGGGAGCCCAAACTGTGCCTCTGTAGCTCCTGTCCACTGCTCGACGATCGTCCTCTTTGAAGACTTCGGCGCTGTGGCTTTCTGCCATGTTGGGTGCTATCGCAGCTACCTCGTTGATGCACGGGGTATCGCATGATCGCCGCCACCATCACCCCCGCCCAGATCCAGCGCCTACAGATTCTCTACGGCCAGTACGAGCGACATTCGCTCGACGCGCCAGGCGCGGCTCGCCAGGAGCGCCTGCAGTGGGCCTCACAGGCCGCAGGCCGCGCCGTCACGAGCTTCAAGGACCTGACCCTCGACGAAGGCCGACGCCTCATCGACACGCTGCAGAGCGCGCTCGGGCGCAAGGTGCCGTCGAAGTCGCCACGCCGTCGGCCGACGCGCCGCGACGCCGAGAAGCAGGGCACCGAAGGCCGCCACGATCAGCTCCACGACGAGATCACCCTGGTCGGCCCGCGGGACATCGCGCGGATCCAGCGCGACCTGGACCGCCTAGGCTGGGACCAGGCGCGGCTGGAAGCCTTCCTCGCCTCACCGCGCAGCCCGATCGACCGCCGAACCGTCATCCGCACCCTGCATGACGCCAACCGCGTCCACTGGGCGCTCAACCACATCAAGCCTGATCCGGAACGGAGAGCCGGTTGACGTGACCCATCCCGAATCCCAGTTCGCTCTGCCTTTCGCTGAACGCGACGAGGTGTCCGTGCGCCGGACGATGAAGATCTTCGGCGTCTCGCGATCGGTGGTGCTCTTCCTTATCGAGAAGAAGCTTATCAGGGCGTTTCGGAAGCATGAGACCGGGAACTACTTCATCTCCTATCAATCCATCGTCGAGTACTGCGACAAGCTCCGGGAGAAGTACCACATTGAAGACACCAGGCCCAAGCGCGGCGGCATCTTTGGCCGCTATCGCGATGAAGAGCTGATGCCTTTTTCTCTGGCTGAAGACACGATGACAATTGCTGAGGTCGCCGACGTCCTACGCTACGCCGAGCAAACCGTACGGCACCTCTGTGAAGAGGGCAAGCTGCTTTCCTACAAAGTTCACGACGACGGTCTCTGGCGCATCAGCAAACGGTCGCTCCAGCAGCTCTGCGAACGCATGCGGTCGATGGCGAGCTAGCAATTGTTTTCCTCGAACCTATGAGGCAAGACGCAGCCGAGAAACCTCCGTTCGGAAACAAGATGCATCATGCGCTTTCTCTCTCGTTTGCTAGCTCCGCTTGTCCTACTGCTTTCCCTTCCTAGCTTCGCTCAGTCGACACCGAACTACACCACGAATGTCACGCTGGCCAGTCTTCAGGCGGGCGGCACGGCCGTTGCAAATGCACGGGTTTGCGCTACCCCAGCAGATCAGTATGGCAATCCCATTACGGTTTCCGCGCCTACTTGGGGCCTGGTATTACCGACGCCAAGCCTCTGCGGAACGGTCACGGGCGGCGTTCTTACTGGCGGCCTCAATGTTCCAGATGCATGCCACACCAATGCATCTGCGCCAATTCGATATAACTTCTCGATTCAAGTTCTGACGGCCGGAGGTTCCGCGAGCGGATCAGCGATTCCGTTTTCCGCGGTTCCCAACGTCTGCGGTCCTGCCTTCGCGCTCGAACAGTACACGCCTCCTGTGAGTGTGTCGACTCCACTGTCCAACACAGTCGGCTATGGAACCGGCGTGCCGTCAAACTGCACCTCGCCGTCCATCTGGATTCCAAGCGACTCCACCGGTGCGTATGTCTGCCACAACGGTGTTTACATCGCTCTGACCGGCCCGCAGGGACCGCCTGTCAGCTTCAAGGGCGCATACTCTGCGTCGACCACTTATGCGATCGGAGACTCTGCCTCCTACACGGACGGCTCCAGCTACGTCAGTCTGACGTCCGGCAACACGGCTAACGCGCCTCCCTCAAGCCCCACGAAATGGGCGCTGCTGGCAGCCGCTGGAACCTTGAACTCCACCCAGCTCTCACAGCTGGCGGGTCTCGGGAACTCCTCCACAATCGGCCCTGCGAGCCTGGCAACAGGAAGCACGTACACGGCTGGCGATTCTCTCATCAACTCGACGCCCGCCCCCGCGAGTGGCACGATTCACACCGCTTCGGTTTACGCTGTGGCTTCTTCACCCGCAACCCTCTTTGTAGCGACGGCCAACGGGGGCGGGACCTTCACGCTGAATGCCTCGGTGAGCGTCTCTCTCGTCGCCGGACAGAACACGTTCTACGGTCTGTCGCTGCCGATCACGGCCGGGCAGCTCCTCGGGATCTATACTCCTGCCACCGACGCCTTCGGCAACACCGTCGGCTCCTCGGTAGCCGTCGCCTCCACCGGAACTCTGTACTACGCTGTCGGACTGACGGGCACGTCGACGTCCATGACGTCGATCACCGGAACAGCCCAGGTCAACGGGATCATCACCACTGGTCTCTACGATTCCATCTCGACTTCGCAGGCAACTCTCTCCAGCACCGCAAGCCTCGCCTCCGCGACGTCAGCTGCACTGGGAAGCCTGACGCAGATCGGCCCAGCAACCCCGGTCAACGGTGGCCAGACCTACGATAACGGCAAAACGTATCTAAGCCTCTCCCCAGCCGCGAGCTCTGGCACTGTCTACGGCGCTCAGGTCTATGCTGTCTCGGTCTCGCCCGCAACACTCATCGTGGCTACCTTCAGCGGCGGAACCTATACGTCGACCGCCACAGCCAGCGTATCCCTCGTTCCTGGTCTGAACACTTTCAGCAATCTGTCCCTCCCGATCGCGGCCGGGCAGTACCTCGGAATTTACTCCGCCGGCAGCGGAGGCAGCCCCCTCTCGTTCAGCGGCACAACCCACAGCTGCTACACAACAGGTCAAATCTCCACGTCCACCGCTCCGACCAGTTGCGCTCTTCCAGGTATCCCTCAGTTCAACTTCTCTGTTGGTTCAGGCCTGGCCAAGCAACTCAACGGTGATGAGCAGAACATCGCCGCCAACACCGCTGCACTTGGAACGGTGGGCGCGACATCGGTTCAGGGGCTCGCATCGCCGGCGAACGGCACTTCGAGCTTCGGAACCTTCTCGTACATCAACCAGATCCCGTCGACTGCCACCGGCAATGTCCGGAGCGCCCTTGTCTACACGTCAGGCACAGGGAGCATCACCTTCTTCGTAGCTACGAATAACGGCAACGGAACCTATACCGCGACTGCGACGTCCGCATCTCTCCCGGTCAACGGGGCCGGCCTCAACTCCTTCTCTGGTTTTTCGCTCCCGATCACGGCGGGGCAGTACTTTGGCATCTATGTGAACGGCATCAAGGCTTCTGCCGGCACAAGTAGTGTGTGGTACGCCAACGGGGTCGTCGGCACAAATACGCCTGCTCAAGGAACCTTCTCCAATACAACGGTCCCTTATAACTACACGGTGACCTCGGGCGTCTTCGACACCCTTGCCGCCGGAAGCGCAAACAGCACCACCGCAGGTGCCGGGATCGGGTTACTCGCGGGAGCAGACGCCACCGGCGCGACTGACGCCACCGCGTTCTTCTCCTCCGCACTGACCGCGCATCCCTCTCCCTACGTGCCGGTGGGTAAGTTCTCGCTGACCTCCATTCCGAAGCACGGCCAGGGCTTCTGGGGCGACGGCACTCTGTTTGTGAGTGGCGTCCGCCATCCGATCTGGCGCACGCCCCATGACACCAGCCTGCAGCTCGCTAACCGCTCAGCTCTCGCACTTCAGTCGTCGACTGGATCCGCCATCATTCTCATGGGCGATAGCTTGTTTGCAGGTACCGGCGCGACCGTCGCAGCAAACACATGGTTCGATCTGTACACGAACTGGATCAATTACGGTTTCGCCGGGACCATGCTGCCGGTGAACGACTTCTTCCACAGCAGCGCGGACACCACCAATCAGCCGCTCTCTTTTTACGGTCTGACGCTGAGCGGAAACACCGACAACTCGACAGGCCCGATCAACTCATCGACGACACTCGCTGCTGGCGGATCGATCACCTTCACCGGCGCTTACACTCAGGTCGACTTCTTCTACGATCAGTCTCCCAGCGCAGGCTCCGTCGTCATGGCATACAACGGGACCACGTTCAAGACGGTGAACACGGCCGGGACGGCTACCACCGACGTGTACTCAGGCCCCACATCGACCGGGCAGACCGCCTCCGGAACGTACACTCTCACCGCAACAGGGGGTCCGGTCGTCATCACCGGCTTGGTCCGGCAAAACCCCACCGCGCTGGTCACCGGTTCGAACCCCATCTACACCATGCGGGCCTCTCACGGCGGCTTCGCAACCACCAACTTCCAAACTCAGGAGATGGCGTCTGCACTGAAGCAAGCCACAGCGCTTGGCGGCGGAAGCTCTCCCGAGGTCATTATCGACCTCATCACGAACGACATGGCAGGCGGCCCGAGTGGGCTGGCGGCGTTCCAGGCGGGGCTCGCGAGGATGTTCGCGTACCTCCAGGGCCAGGGAGCCAACGTCAAGTACGTCCTCCCCCAGTACCCACCGACCAACCCCAACTTCTACCTGTTCTCCGGAGCAGCGCAGACAATATGCAGACAATATGGCGTTCCGGTGTTTCGCTCAGACGCGCTGAACTTCGGCGAAAATCCAGGTCTCTTCTACAACGACAACCTGCATTGGACGGACGCGGGTAACGCCAAGATCTTCGAGGCCTATTCCCGGTGGAGAGCAGAGCAGCAATGATCGATCAAATGTCACCTTGTTCTTCAGCGACCCTGTTGAGACACTTGCCTTCATGGATATCGCCTGGGGTATTGTCGGTGTTGTTGTCGCACTGCTCATCGGAGTGGGGGTTAGCGTGCTTGGGCTGACTCCTCCAGAGTATGCAATTGCCAAATGCTGTTTTTGGCTCTCTGCCGTTTTTCTGGGTGGAACCGGTCTGGTGTGGGAACTTCGCACGGACCAGCCAACATGGTGGCGCATAAGTGCGGCCGTCGCGATCTGGTGCTGTGTTGGAGTGGGACTGCCGGAATCACTCCGGTGGGTGAGTAGCAGACAAATGAAGAACTTCACCGCGCAATCGACGGCGGCGTCTTCTGAGCAACATGATTCTTCTCTTGGTACTGCTCTGACACTGGACTTCGTGTCATGGCCTGACTACAAGCCGACCGACGGCATGCCTTGGAACGACTCCTATGTCTACACTCCCATCTACCTGAAGAACACCGCAAATCTCGACCTAAAGAACTTGAAAATGACA